CTACCATCATCAATTGCATCTGTAATTCGATTCTCCATAGGTTGTGTTATTTCGGACTTGCACAGAGGCTTGGCGTAACGGCACCTCCTTTTAAGGTTGTTTGTAGTTTGTTAACATACGGAGACGATTGTGCTGATTCAGTGAGACCAGGCTTTGATTGGTTTGGGCATACTAACAGGCAAATGTTTTTCAATGATTTTGGAATAGTTTACACCATGGCGGAGAAAGATCAAGAGTCGCGTCCCTTTATCACATTAGATGAGCTCAGTTTCCTCAAGCGAAAACCAAAATTCAACGCAGATACTGACCTGTTAATGGCGCCTCTAGACGAGTCATCAATATTCAAGAGTTTGCAGTACCTCACACGTAGTATTCTCACGCCAGAAGAAAGTGTAGGTGTTAACGCTGACAATGCGCTCGCGGCATGGTTCCAGCATGGTAGACAAATATATGAGGCTAGATCACGTTTATTGAAGGAAGTGTTGGTTAAGCATGATTTATATCACTATTCCAAGTGGGCTGATAGGACATACGACGATTTCTTGAAAGAGTGGAAGAGTAAGTATCAAGACGGGATGCCTGCAATCTGCCTGGAACACCCTGGGCGTAAAACACAAGAGTGTGATGACGGTATTGATTACGACGCGCTATTAGCAGTGAAGTTAGGCAATATGCTCGGCGCTTACCGTTGTGAAGCAATCTCGCCGGTCGAGATACCCCTATTTAGGGGAGGTGATGCTGACCACAATACTTCTAGCATATTCCAAGCCGGTACATGCTTGGGATCATGTGAATGTAACAATTTGTATCCAAAACAACACAAAGACAAACATCGCATGATGAGCCCCGTACCAGAAATGGACGGAAAGGAAAGGGCTCAGCTAGTTGGTGACGTTACTCTTAAAACGTCACAACCCAAGTTGGTAAAACAGCAGTCCCAAAGATCGCTATTTAAGCCACTAAACAAACAAGACATCGATATGATATTAATGGACGATGTCGACCAGAGTGGGTACGATTGTAGTGAGATCACAGTACCCCAGGAGATCAGGAAACCCACGTTGGAGGAGATAAACGCTATGTATGCTCAATGGGTGAGGGATAATCACAATGCTACGCCTGTTCGTTCCAACACGACAGATTTTACGGCAAATGAACCAACGTATGACCCGCCTATATTTGCGGCATACAAGAAAAATGAGCCATTTATTTTCCAGGCTGGCACCACAACAACTCATCCGAGCACACAAAGTAAAACCATCACGGGCACAGTAACTTTTTCTGATACAGATGCCAACGTTGTGAATACAGTTGTGAGTGAAATGGATAGTACTCGTTATCTTGCAGCAAACGCGGCTGACGGTATGGGCGCCTTTTTGTCGCGCCCTGTACTAATTCAAAATATTACAGTAGCGGTGGGTGCAAACACATTTGTTGAAATAAATCCTTGGAAGCTCTTCCTAGAAAACAAAAGAGTAATCAATAGGATAAACAATTACAACAATCTACGAGCCAAGATGCATGTCAAGTTGATGATTAATGGTAATGGGTTCTATTATGGAAAGCTTATTGCTTCGTATCTACCCCTGAAAGCTGGAGATTTGATGGAACACAGCCATATTACAGCTTCTCCTGCGAACATTTGCTTAGCCACTCAACGACCCCACGTATTCCTAGATCCATGTATGAGCACAGGTGGACAATTGGACCTTCCTTTCTTTTTTTGGAAAGATGCCATGAATATACCTGCGGCGGATTGGAATCAGATGGGACAGCTGTTTATTGAATCGATCAATCCTTTACGCAATGCGAATGGATCCACCGCTGACTTAACGATTACGATTTTTGCTTGGATGAGTGAGGTTGTATTAGATAGTCCTACACTGGTGAGCGCACCAGGTTTAATACCACAAGCAGGTGAGTATAAGGACTCAGATATAATCTCCAGACCAGCTTCTGTGTTGTCCAATGTTGCTAAGGTGATTTCACCGATGATGGGTTCATTGGCACCATATGCGATGGCAGTATCAAATAGTGCAGGCTTGGTGGCTTCTGTGGCGAAGGCAATGGGATATAGCCGGCCAACAGATACAAGTGCGTCAATGAAGATGATGCCCAGGCACATTGCTAATTTGGCTAACTATGATGTTATGGACACGAGCAC